GAGTACGCCCCTCTCCGTGACTGCGGGATTTTCTTCGACCAATACGATCTGATGGACGATTGCCAGATGGGTTTGTCCCTGAAAGCAATCGAAGCGCACCTCGGAATGGACATTCGTGAAACCACTGTTCCGTTCAACATCGACCGCCCTCTAACTGAGGACGAGAAGCGAGAGGTCGAGTTCTACTGCCGCCATGATGTTGACGCAACCGACAGGCTGGACGATCTTCGTCAAGGCTACCTGTCCAGTAAGCTCACGCTGGGTCGTGAAAAGGGGCTGTATCCTGCAAAAGCCCTCTACATGACTAACGCCAAGCTGACCGCTGCTTACCTTGACGCAGAGCAGAAACCGCACTATGACGAGCGGGAATACCAGTATCCGCCGAAGCTGCTTCGCCAGTACATTCCGCAGGAAGTGTTCGACTTCTTCGAACGGTTGAAGGATAAGAGTATTCCTGACGAAGTAGTGTTCAAGGAAAAGCTCGATCTGATGGTAGGCGGTTGTCCTTGCACCATCGCCTACGGCGGTATTCACGGGGCTATCCCGTGTTACCGAGAGGAAGCCACGGAAACCCGCTCTATTCGCAACAAAGATGTTGCAAGCTACTACCCACACCAGATGACCTTGAACGGTTATTGTAGCCGAAATATTCCCTCCCCCGATGTGTATGCCGCCACCATTGAGCGGCGTGTTAAGGCAAAGAGGGCTGGTGATAAGGCTACGGCGAACGCTTTGAAACTGGTTCTGAATACTACCTACGGGGCTATGCTCAATCAGTACAACGAGCTATATGACCCTCTCATGGGCCGGTCAGTGTGTATCTCAGGACAGTTGCAGCTACTTGAAATGGCCGTCCATCTCACTCAGGAATGCCCCACGCTGAAAATCATCCAGCTCAATACCGATGGTATCATGGTTAGTCTTGATGACTCCGATGTTCCCCGGTATCAGGAAATCACTCAGGAATGGGAACAGCGTACCGGGTTCGAGTTGGAAGAAGACCTGATAAAGATGATCTGCCAGAAAGATGTGAACAATTATGTAGAGGTTCCTTTCGAGGGGGAGCCGAAAATAAAAGGCGGGGTTCTTGTTCGGGGCATTGCACCAGCAGGAGCGTTCAACATCAACAACAATGCCTGTGTGGTAGCCAGGGCCGTCAAGGATTATCTGGCCTACGGTGTACCGGTAGAGAAGACCATTATGGAGTGTGATCGGCTCTTGGATTTCCAGTTGGTAGCCAAGGCCGGGAGCAAATACGGTGACGCTCTTCATGAAGTTGACGGAGAATTGAATGTTGTGCAGAAGGTCAACCGTGTGTATGCTACCGAAGATCACCGGTTCGGGACACTCTACAAAATGCACCTCACCACCGGCACTCCGGTCAAGATCGCCGGTCTTCCTTCAAGGTGTGTCGTAGACAATGATAATCACCTAAGTATTGATGTAGTTGACCGTGATTGGTATATCCGGCTGGCAAAGCGGTATGTCCGTGATTTTCTCGGGCAAAAGCCTCCTAAGAGGAATACCCGAAAGGTGAACAAGGTGAAGAAAACCCTGTTATCCTTATTGGAGGGATAGGGTATGCAAAGAGAACCGAACACCGAGTATGTCCTATCGCTCTCCTATGGTAAGGACAGCTTGGCTTGTCTGGGAGCCATTGAAGAACTTGGCTGGCCTCTTGACCGCATTATCCACGCCGAGGTATGGGCCACGGACGATATTCCGGCTGATTTGCCTCCAATGGTTTCCTTCAAAAATCACGCAGATGAAATTATTCGAGAGCGGTTTGGGATTGAGGTGGAACATCTCTGCGCTACCCGAAATGGGGAAAAGTTGACCTATGAGAAGCTGTTCTATCATGTTCCCAAGAGGAAAGAAGCCAAGCGCACGAATGGCGATTGGGGGGGGGAGGCCCAAAGGATGGCCGCTCACAATCGGGAGCTGGTGCAAACATCTCAAAACCGAACCTTCCCTGTGGCTTCCCCTTCACAATCGGGAGCTGGTGCAAGAAGCTCAAAGACGGGTCTTATCCTCGGCTTCCCTATCATCAAGGGAAACTGGTGTACCAGCGATCTCAAACGCCGGGTTTTCCACTGGCCCCATTGCACAAGGGGCAAAGACAAATATTGTGCAGTACCTCGGAATTGCTGCTGACGAGCCGGAGCGCATTGAACGGCATACCAAACCCGGTTTCAAAATGCCCTTGGTGGAAATCGGTTGGGACGAAGCCTATTGCCGGAAGTGGTGTGAAGAGCGGGATTTACTTTCTCCGATTTACACGACAGCAACAAGGGGGGGGGTGTTGGTTTTGTCATAACCAGGGTATAGATCAGCTTCGGTTGCTGCGGAAAACCTACCCCGACCTCTGGAAGTTACTGCTGAAATGGGACAAAGACAGTCCTACCACCTTCAAGGCAGACGGTCATACAGTGCGTGACTATGATCTCCGCTTCCAAGCGGAAGACCTTGGCCTGGTACCGACAGATCGCAAATTCCGGTGGAAGATGCTGACTGGCAACAACATTATCGCTATCACCAAAAGAAATCTTTTGAAGTTATTGGAGGGTTCACTATGAAGAAAAATCTCGGGAGACCGGAGCGCAGACGGTTGTTCTTCAACCGCCGCAGAGCCGCAGGAAAGCAGAGAGCGAAGATGAATGAGTATATCAGCTCTCACAAGTTTTTGAAGAAATTTCAGGAGGTATGAGAAAAATGGCTACCAAAACACCCGCTCCCGCTGTTGATTACAGCACCATGAATGCTCTTGCAAAGTTGCAGCTGGCCCGGTTGAAGTTCCTGCAAGCCGGGGTGAAGAAGACCGGCAAGAACATTCACTTGGAGTTCATGTACTTCGAGTTGCAAGACATTGTTCCCACCGCAGAGTCCATCTTTGCCGAGGTTGGTCTTCTGATGGTTCCCACCGTTGGCAAGGACTACGCTACCGCCAAGGTCTATAACTGTGATGACCGTGAGGAAGAGCCGGTGGTCTTCGAGGTTCCGTTTACCCAGATTGCCCCGATCATCTCGAACACCGGCAAGGTGGTTACGAATGAAATGCAGGCCCTTGGGAGTTCTATCACCTACATTCGCCGGTATCTCTGGCAGTTGGTTCTTGACATTATCGAGGCCGACAGCATTGACAATATTTCCGGTAGTGATGATGGTCAGGACGCTCCTACTCCCACTCCCAAGAAGACCCGGAAAGCCCCTGTCACGCAGGAACAGCGGCAGGAGATTAAGTCTGAACTGACTTCCGCTCCTGAGAATGCCGCCAGTGAGGAACAGATTACCAATCTGAAAACCTCCCTGAAAAAGCTCATGGAACTTGACCCCGATCAGGAGTCCTTTGTTCAGAGTGTAGCGGTGAAGACCGAAGGGTTCACTAAAATCACCGCTGATGTATGTGACCAGCTGATTGCCGGAGTTTCGGATATGCTGACGGCGTATGAAACACAGGAGGGTTAATCATGGAATGGATTGACAACAGAATTCAGATTGTGCCGCCCAAGCGTCCTAAGAAGCTGACAGCAACCCGGTTTGCTACCGTTCTGGGGCTGAACCCGTGGTCTACTCCCTTTGAGGTGTGGTGCGAGATCACTCGTACCTACCAGAAGACTTTTGAAGACACCATTTACACCAGAGCCGGTAAGGTTATAGAGCCGAAACAGGCAGAGTATATGAAGAACACCTACTTCATGAGCAATCTGGTGACTCCGACTGACCGGTTCGGGGAGGATTACTTCAAAAGAACCTTCGGTGACTTCTTCCCCGATGTGGCTGTCTTCGGTGGTATGTGGGACTACCTTCTCTGCGACAAGACCGGTAAGCCCATGGCTGTCCTTGAAATGAAGACTTCCAAGCGGGTAGAGGATTGGGCTGAGGACATTCCCGAGTATTATGCCTTGCAAGCTGCGCTTTATGCTCACCTTCTGGGAGTGGACAGCGTTATCATGGTAGCCTCTTTCCTTGACCCCTCTGACTATGAGGCCCCTGAGAATTTTGTGTGTAGCTCCGCAAACACCATTACCCGGCCCTTTAAGGTGTCTGAGCGTTACCCGGATTTCGAGAAGCGGTATGTGAAACCGGCTCTGAAATGGTGGAAAGACCATGTGGAAACCGGCCTCTCTCCTGCCTATGACGAGAAGCAGGACGCAGAAATCTTGAAGGTTCTCCGTACCAATAACCTGTCCCCTGAAACCGATTTGGCCGATCTGGTGTCCGAGGCGGAAACCCTGAAAGCCAAATTGGACGCTCATGCCGCAGAAGTGGCGGAAGACGAGAAGCGGTACAAGACCCTGACCGACATGATTAAAAAATCCGCTATGGCTCAGTTCCGGGATGGAGATAAGAAGGTGTCTATTACCGGTAAGGCTTACACTTGGGAGGTCAGCCGCACTTCTACCACGAAGATCGACAAGGACGCTATGAAAGCAGACGGTATTCTGGCGAAGTACACGACCACCGAGGACAGCTACCGCATTTCCCCGAAAATCATTAAGGAGGATTGACCTATGAAGTTTTCAAAGTTTGTGAAGTCCCTCGCCCCTGATGGCGGCGCTATCTATGAGTACATGGACGAACGCTGGCTTGCTTCCCCGTCCGTACTTATGCTCATTCCTGATGGTATCCGCAGCGTGACCGGGTACAGCAACGAGAAAATGCCTGACGGCATTGGTCGCCTAATTTCTCAGGTTGGTTGCACCGAGTACGCCACATTGGTCAAGGCAATCATGCCTGAGCCGGACGGCGCAATCAAGGATTGTGTCCGTATCTTCGCCACGCAGGACAGCACCATGACCCTTCCCATCACCAACGATGACTGGTCGCTGATCGAGAAGTCTGACTTCTGCGAAATCTTGTACGCTTACGATCTGGAAAGCGACAAGAGCGTACCGAAAGCCCTGCTGGTCAAGCAGTACGCCAAGTACCCCGATGACGAAGACCAGTTGGTTGGTATCATCTTCCCCTATAAGTACACAGAACAGCTCAATTTCTACACCATGAAGGAGGACAAAAACAATGGCTAAAATCGGACTCACCGAGGGTTTCACCCTCATTCCCGAAGGTACTCATGTCTTTCAGATTACCGATGTAAAGTACAAGGAAGACTTCGGCAAGCTGGAAGTCTATATGCAGACGCAGACCGGCAGTAAGCACATCGAGCGCTTCTCTCTGCTGAAATCTGATGGCTCTCCCAACGAGGGTGCATACAACGCTTTCAGCTACTTCGCCAAGACTGCGCTCGGTAACTTCGACCTGACCGAGATCGACCACACCGACCTGATTGGTCACTTCATCGAGTGCGATGTGGAACATGATGTTCAGGAGAACAAGAAGAAGCCCGGACAGAGCATTACCTTCGTCCGTTTGGCCGATAAGCGCCCCTCTGAGGGCTGGGGCGGCGCTGGCAATACGGTTACTACCCCCACCACTAAAACCGCTCCTGCGGCTTCTCAGACCGCTCCTAAGACCCCGGTGGATTTGGCAGCTCTCCTTGGCTGATGCCGAGTGCGAGGGAGGGCTAATTTGAAAGGCTCTCCCTCGCCAATGGTATGTTGAAAACTATGTTGAAAGTGAGGATAAGCTACAATGGCAGAAGCCTATATTTGTTCGCTCTCCAAGGTTCAGCGTCATGCTGAAATCTGCAAAGAGATCAACAATCTCTATGAGCGCAAGAACCATGACTACGGTGACAGCTTCCACCAGACCTTCGTTGAAGAAGGAATGGCGATGGCTCGTATCCGGTTAGGAGATAAGTTCAGCCGCTTTAAGACCCTCTCCCGTAGCGGTGAGCAGAAGGTCAATGACGAGTCTATTCGTGACACCCTGATTGACCTCGCCAACTACGCCATTATGACGGTGCTGGAAATGGAGGTAGTGGAAGATGTTGCAGATTAAAACCATTCGGAACCGTCTGGACAATCCCACCCTCTTTGACGATGAAGTAAATGCGGCTCTGCGTGATGGGTGGACTCTGAAAAAGAGAACCGTTATACGGCCTATCGGCCAGTCCGAGTCCGTCTATATGCACACGATGTTGTATGCAGAGTTGGAGAAGGAGGTCGCTGACAATGACGCTGAATGATTATCAGAAAGCTGCCGAGCGTACCTCCGGCAACCTGACTTCGTGGGATAAGGTTCGCAACGGCTGTTACGGTCTGAACGGCGAAGCCGGAGAGTGCATTGACATTCTGAAAAAGACCGAGTTTCAGGGTCATGCTTTCGACCCGATGAAGATGGTTGACGAGTTGGGCGATGTTCTCTGGTATGTCGCACAGTTGGCGACCGGCTTGGGTGTGACCCTCGAATATGTGGCACAACACAATGTCGATAAGCTGCTGGCTCGTTACCCTGGCGGGTTCGACAGCGAAAAAAGTATCCATAGAAAGGAGTACGAAAATGCCTGACTGCTTCTCTAAGTCCGAAGTGACTGATTTCATGAACTTCATGAAGCTGCCTGACGGAACCTCTGTTGTTTCCGATGACATGATGGAGTACCTGATGGCTTACGGCTTCTTCACCGCCCCTGCTTCCACCAAGTACCACGGCAATTACGAGGGCGGTCTTCTGAACCACTCCCGCATGGTCACGGAGTACCTTCTGGCGCTCACTCAGGCCAATCACCTGATCTGGCGCAAGGCTCGTTCTCCCTTCATCGTGGGTATGTTCCATGACCTGTGCAAGATTGACCAGTACCGCCACCCCGTAACGGGTCACATTGAAGAATTTAATGGTGGTTGTACGCCAATCTATGACGAACAGGCGTGGGAGTACAACCCCGACACCCTTCTGAAAGGTCATGGTGATAAGTCTGTCATGCTTCTCTCTCAGTTCTACACGCTGACTGATGAAGAAATTATGTGTATTCGCTACCACATGGGCGCTTTCACCGACAAGTCCGAGTGGAATGACTACACCAGAGCAGTCAGCCAGTACCCGAATGTGCTGTGGACACACCAAGCCGATATGCTGGCAAGCCATGTTGCGGGGGTGTGAAGTATGTATATTCCAACGGTTTCTTTCGATTTCGATGGCGTAATTCATTCCTACCGAAGCGGGTGGAAGGGTGCCGCTGTTATTCCCGACCCTCCCGTAGAAGGGATTAAAGAGGTCATTGAACAACTCATAAGCGATGGTTTATGTGTGGTCATCTGTTCTTCTCGTGCGGAGTCCTTTGAGGGGCAGACAGCGATTGCTGAATGGCTGAAACACTACGGGTTTCCGATGGTGCAAATTCAAGCAAGAAAAGTTCCCTCCATCGTTCATGTTGATGACCGTACAATCTGTTTCGATGGCAGAGCAAATAACCTCTACGAACAGATTATCAACTTCAAACCTTGGTATGAAAGGGAGTCTGAAAGTGAAAATCATTGAACCTCATGTGGAGCTTATCAACGCTCCCGAATATAAGACCCTTCTGACCACCATCGAAGCCGCAGGGCGTACTTGCTACAAGTCCGAGGACAAAATCACGGACGGAAGCGCAGAGAAGTTCGTCCGGGGCATTATCAAGCGTGGTCACGAAGCCGTCATTGAGCATGGCTCTCTTACCGTTCGCTTCATCTGCGACCGGGGTGTGAGCCATGAGATCGTCCGTCACCGTCTGGCGGCGTTCTGTCAGGAGTCCACTCGGTACTGCAATTATGGTAAGGAGGGCTTCGGTGGCGAGATCACCGTCATTCGTCCCTCGACCTTCGCCAAGACCGACTCGACCTACCACATCTGGAAGCGGTCGTGTGAGAACGCCGAGGTTGCTTACTTCGATCTGCTGAACGAGGGTTGTACCCCGCAGGAAGCTCGATCTGTCCTTCCAAACAGTCTTAAAACCGAGGTGGTCATGACCGCCGACCTCAGAGAATGGCGGCATTTCTGCCGTATGCGTTGCCCCGTAGCGGCTCACCCTGATATGCGGGTCGTTGCCAATATGCTCCTGACCCTGCTGAAACAGACCTATCCCGTCTTCTTCGAGGACATTGAGGTATGAGGATTAAGAAAGCTGGCGGCAAGGTGTTCGGTGCGGTCTTAACTGCCGCTGAGAAGAAAGCGATGGACATGGAAATCAATCGTCAGATCGTGGAAGCCGACAGGCGCTACGCCGATGATATTGACGCTATGGTGCTTTACACCCTCCATGTTCACCTTGGTTTCGGCAAGAAGCGCCTGCGGAAATTCTATGACGCTTTCTCCGCCGAGCATGACCGCCTTATCTGGTATTATCAAATGCCGGACGATTACACATGGCTCTGCAAAGAAATGTTGAAGCGTATCGGCGTTGATGTTGAAGCATGGAATAAAGAAAGGAAAGAACCCGATGAAACTGAAAAGCATTGACGGCAAAGTGCCGTATATCATGGCTGCTGGAAAGGACTTCGTGAAAGATGAAATGTCGCTGGCGGCGGCAGAGCAGATTTGTTCCCGTGGAACACAGACCGCCAGCAAGCTCTTTCCCGATTTCCCCATCTGCGTAGATGGCAAGTTCTATTTTGCTGGAACCTCGACAAAGCCCAAGTCCAGCAAGGCTAAGACCCCTTGCGAGGGCTGAGATTTTCGATCTTCCTGTGGCTCGTCACCGTTATCGCTGTCCTCTGTCTGAAATTACCCACGGTTGAGGTTGAAGAACCTTCTCCCGTTGTCGAGGTGGTAGAGGTAGTCACCCCGGAGCCAGAGCCGGAGGTGACACCTCAGCCGTGGACAGACGAGGAAGTGATTGTACTGGCGAAAATGCTATGGGGAGAAGCCAGAGGGGTCAGCTCTGACGCTGAGAAAGCTGCTTGTGTGTGGTGTGCGCTCAATCGTGTCGATCATGGCTACGGCGATATTATAACGGTCGTGACTACACCCAAACAATTTGTAGGGTACAACGAGGAAAACCCGGTTGATGATGGTTTGATTACTCTTTGTATAGATGTATTGACCCGCTGGTATGCAGAGAGAGAAGGTCAGGTCGAGGTCGGTCGTGTCCTCCCTGCGGATTACCTGTGGTTCTCTGGCGATGGCAAGAGAAACCACTTCCGCAACGCCTACCGTGGCGGTGATAGATGGGATTGGTCTTTACCAAGTCCGTATGAAAGCTGAGGTAAGCCTATGAGCTATTTGAATATACCCGCTGAACTCCGAGAGGAAAAGGCATGGGTCAATGTATGGGAAGGGTCAAAGGTTCCTATGCAGGCCACCGTGAGAAAGGCGGCTTCTTCCTCTAATCCTAATACATGGTCAAATTACATTGACGCTGAACACAATGTCCAGCACGGCTACTATGACGGTCTTGGCTATGTGTTTCACGATACAGGGGTCGTAGGTATCGACATTGACGATGGCTTTACTGATGGGCTTCTAAACCCGCTGGCGGCTGACATTATCGGTCATTGTCAGTCCTACACGGAAAAGTCCAGAAGCGGGAGAGGGGTTCACATTCTCGTTCGTGGTGAGCTGCCCTTCAAGGGCAAGAACAACCGTGCCGCCGTGGAGATTTACAAGAGCAATCGGTACTTCATCATGACCGGCGAGGTTTTGATCTTCTCCGAGATCGTTGAAAACCAGTCAGCGATTAACTATGTGATCGAGAAGTATTTTCCCGACACACCGAAGGAAAGTAGCTCAGGTACGGTCGCCCCTCAGCGTATCTATTCTCCCATCTATCGCCGCCCTGAAAACGGCAAGCTGCATTTGAAGCCTGAATACCCGCCTATCACACCGGGAAGCCGGAACCTCAGCCTGACTTCTCTGGCGGGTCAGCTCCATAACCAAGGATACACCAAAGCAGAGATTTACAAAGAGCTGTTGTACGCCAATCAACAGGCTTGCAAGCCGCCGCTCCCTCAGTCCGAGGTCGAGTTGATTGTTAACAGCGTGACCAGATACAGGAGGTAATTATGAAACCTTATCAGCGTGGCGATGTTGTTGTCATTGATGTTCCCATGCTTGCCAACAGTCATATTCAGGCCGGTAAGCGTCCGTGGGTGGTTGTGCAAAACAATGTCGGCAATCAGTTTTCTTCCACCAGCATTGTCGTTCCCCTGACCACTAAAATCAAGCGACTGGAAATGCCGACCCATGTGGCGGTCACTTGGGGTTCTTTACAGCCGAGCATGGTTGAATGTGAACAGGTGCGTGTCGTAGATATATCCGATGACTGGGAGTACATCTGCACTCTGCCGCCTGAGATCATGCGTCATGTGGACACCGCTTTGAAGAACGCTTTCTTCTATGGGAGGGGGGGGGAGGTATAAATAATGACAAAACTCGAATATGACAGTTTGCAGATGGCGTTATCTGCCCTACTTGATAAAGAGCGGATATATCGCAAGCGTATAAGCGGTAGTGAACAAGACGGTTATAAGATGGGTGTCCGAGCTTGTAAAAGCGCACTTTCCAACTTTAACCCAAACAGAAAAGACAAGAGGGGTGAAATCCATGAGTGATGAAGTTATGACAGCTCCCGAAGAACAGGCTCTTTTCCAGCTCTCTAACGGTCGTTACATCATGGACGAAGCTCAGTCCAGAGTGATGTTTCAGATTAAGGAAGCACAGCCTGAGCATAGCCATCCGATCAGCGGTACGGGGTATTCGTGGGACGAGTCCGGCATGGCGGAGCTGTTTTCCGAGTGCTACAAGAATGATACCCGCTACTGCCCCGAAGCGAAAAGCTGGTTCACCTACTCCGAGGGGGCATGGCGTAAGGACACGGGTTCTCTGCTGGTAGCGGAGAAAATCAAAGAGTTCTGCCGCCTGATGGCTCTCTACTGCGGCGAGATTGCCAATGAAGAACGCCGCACCGAGTACATGAAGTTCATCGTGAAGATGGGCGACCGGCGCTTCCGTGACCGGCTGATGAAGGACGCTGCCAGTGTGCTTCCTATCGCTTCGGCGGAGTTTGACGCAAACCCCTACCTTATCAACTGCAAGAACGGCACTTTCGACCTCGAAAAAATGGAGTTCCGGGAACATGACTGGAAAGACTTCCTGACTATGCAGACCAACTTCAACTACACCTTGCAGGACGCACGGTGCCGCCGCTGGGAGAAGTTTGTTGCGGAAGTCACTTGTAATGACGAAGACAAAGCTGATTATCTTCAAAAGGCGCTGGGGTACTCCATGCTGGGTATGGCGAACGAGGAATGTATGTTCATTCTCCACGGCAAGACCACTCGCAACGGTAAGTCCACCATGCTCTCGGCAATTCACCACCTTCTCGGTGACTATGCGTCCGTGTCCCCCGTGTCGATCATCTGCAAGGCGGAGCGCTCGAAGAACGCCGAAGCAGCGAACCCCATGTTGGCTTCCCTGAAAGGCAAGCGGTTCGTCACAATGGCAGAGAGCAACCAGTATGGCAAGCTGGACGAAGAAACGATCAAGCAGCTCACAGGCGGCGAGGAAATCAAGGCTCGGAACCTCTATGAGACTGCCACGACCTTCCTGCCGCAGTTCACCCTTTGGCTTTCCTGTAACGATCTTCCCACCGTCAGCGATAAGTCCCTGTTCGCTTCCGACCGTGTACGGGTCATTGAGTTTAACCGCCACTTCACCGAAGCGGAGCAGGACAAGAACCTGAAAAATGAGTTCCAAACACAGGAAGCTATGCAGGGCATTTTCGCTTGGCTGGTCGCCGGATACTTCAAGTACAAGCGGTTCGGTCTGAAAATGTCCCCCGCCATGCGGAAGGTAGTCAACCAGTACGAGCGTGACAACGATCTGTGCTTGCAGTTCCTCGAAGAACGCTGTGAGCAAGCTGAGGGGGTCAACACCCGCTCGAAGTCTCTGTTTGACGCATACAAGATTTGGTGCAAGTCCAACGGGTACTTTGCCTGTTCTGCCAAGCGGTTCAATGCCGACATGGAAACGCACCCTGAGTGGCACGGCGGCAAGGTCGTGTATCAGGGCTACCCCGTCTACAAGAACCTCAGACTGAAAGGAGCGTCCTAATGAACCGTTCATGCAATTCTATCCTCTGCCGCTTCGGTATCCACACAGCAGACCCGTATGTTCATATTCAGGTCAAGTGTCGTAATGGTTCTCACCGCTGGCAGAGCAATTATGAAATCTGTAAGCGGTGCGGCAAACGCCTGAGAAAAATCCGCATTGTAAAGGAGCGTCCGTGATGAAAATTACTCTTGATATTCCCGATGGCATTATTGCGGGGTTCTTCAATGGTGTAGAGGTCACGGCTCACGGTATGCAGTTGGTGTCCTATCAACTCAGCACTGACGATCTGAAAGATGGTAACACCGTAAAACTCCCTCGTGAACAGGAGGTGACAGTATGATTGCCACCAATGAAGAACTCGCCCTGCTGGAAAAGTGGAAGCGAAAACTCTGCTTGCAGGAGTGGCGGATAAAGCTATTGACCCACCTTCACCCCGAAGAAATGATGGTGCGTAATACCACAGGCTGTACCGAGTGGTCAGAAGCAATTAAGACCGCTCGTATTGAGATCATCAACCCTGCCTGCTATGGCAACCGCATTGTGCCGTTCAATTTTGAAAAGACGCTGGTACATGAGCTGCTACACCTGAAATTCTCCTTCTGGTGTCAAAACGAAGATGATGTTGGCGATAGAGTCATGCACCAGATGATTGACGATCTCGCAAGAGCTTTAACGGAAGGGGACAGCAATGATGAAACCTGAATACTGCCCCGATTATGTGGGCGTTGCCTGCGTTGATGGCACTTGCCCTGTTGCCAACTGTGAAGAATACGCTGAGCGGTGTATGCCTGTCATTTCCTGCTGCCGGGACTGCTTCTATTATAAGGGTTGTGAAGACTGTGCAATCTCTGACGATTGCGACCGAATGGAGGATAAACATGAGTAAAAAATGTGTATGCGGTAACGAAATGTTCACCGTCTTCATGTGTCGTAAGTGCGAACACCTTCTGTATGTCGAGGAAGACGAGGACTTTCCTCAGAAGCTCGGAAAAATCGCCGCAAAGTCCTGTCCCTGTTGCGGAGAACAGGAAGAAGGTCTGTGGAGACTTCTCGGTCGAGCGGAAGGGTTCGAGGGAACTGTATTCACGGAGGAAAGCGATGAAGACTGAGAAAAAGAACCTCCGCCGTATTTCTATCGTAGTCACGGCACAGACCAAGGGCAACCTTGAACGGCTGGCGGCGGTCTGCGGGTACTCGGAGATCGGTCGAGTGGTTGACAAACTCACCCGTGAAAAGATGATCTCCCTCCATGACTTTGAAAGAAAGGAGAAGCATTATGAATGATGTAATGGAGCAAATCAAAACGCTTTCTGCCACCTTGGACGAGGAAACCACCCGCTTTCACCCTACCGGCAGACTGCTGTTGTTGGGTTCCTACGAGAGCGTATTTCTGAAAGCGGTCAAGCGCAAGGCTGACCTGTTGGGTATTGACTGTGACCTCACTCAATACCCTTGCCCTCCGTACAAGGCCGTGGTAGTGGACAGAGAAACCGTCCCGTCTGACATTAAGCTCGCCGCCGAGGTTGACATTGACCACTCCTACTCACAGGGAATGTCATCGGTGTCTCAGGCGACTTTGGCACTCCTGCTGGCATTGGACTTGGTTCACGCTAAGGACATTACCATTGTAGGCCGGGGTCATGCCGTTCAGAACTTGGCAAAGTACCTCACCCTCGGTAACGCAACGGTGACGGTGGCGCACTCCAAAACCAAGAGTCTCTTGCAGGCCACGATGAACCGTGATGTGGTGATCTACGCCACGCCGACTATCACGAAGGACATTTCCTACAACACCCGTGATCTGGTCATCGACCTCGGCAACAGTGTTCCTCACCCTGACCGCTTCAACTGCCCCTATGTGAACAGGATTGGTCAGCTCACCGTGAGCGTGTTGCTCAACCGCTTTGCGAGAAAGGAGCATAGAGCATGAGTGACATTCTGACAACTATCGCCGCCGTTGAATGGATTGTTGTAGGCTGTCTATTCCTCTGGCGACTGCGCCACTGGAACCGCCGCTTTTCGGAACTCTATGACGAGCTGCGAAAGGAGATCGACCATGGATAAGGAAGACGCTCACATTGTCATAGCGATGGCAAACCACAACATGAATGTCACCGATGTTGCTCGTGCTATTTTCGCACACAGAAATACCGTTCTCTATCACTTGAACAAGGTGAAGCAGCAGACCGGGTTAGACCCTCGGCGGTTCTATGATTTGGTCGAGCTGGTGAAGATGGCGCAGGAGGTGTTGGAAAGTGAAGAAGTATAGCGACTCGACCCTCATGAGAATGACCAAGGCAGAACTGATTGAGCAGCTACGATGTGCTGAACACAACCGAGAGGTTGCGGAAGAAGCCGTTGCACAACAGGCGGAAAATCTGAAAGGCTGGGAGCCGGTCGTTCATTGTAAGGACTGCCAATTTTGTTTGATCGAACGCTCTCCCAATGGTCGCCACCTGTGCATGAGGAAGGTCATTCGTGAGAGAGTACAGCTCACCGACTTTTGCAGTCACGCCGTTTTGATAGTGCGTGGCGAAAATGAGTCAAGGTGATAAAGGTGACAAAGGTGAGTGTTTTTGCAAAGACTTTTTTCAAATTGGCGTGTTTTGAAAAATTGTTTTTCGTATTTTAGGTGAGTTAGGTGAGTAATCGGGCATAAATGCCTATAACTCTCTCTTATACGCGCGTATATAGAAATAGTTATAGGGAAATGCACCCGATTACTCACCTTTATCACCTTGGCGACTTTGAAAGGAGAAAACGACTATGGCAGATGAAATTGTAGAAAAGCGTGGTCGTGGCAGACCGAAGGGTACTGGTGGAAATAGCCGTCCCGATAAGACTGTGCAGCTTGCACCCGGAGATAACCGGAAATATATCATGCACGATCTGAGAATGTGGGATTGGCCTGCGGTGGATATGACCCGACCGAAAGATGTGTCCGAGCGTATTGGACAGTATTTTCAGATTTGTGCAGAGGACGATATGAAACCCTCTGTTGCTGGCATGGCATTAGCGTTTGGAATTGATAGAAGAACTATGTGGAAGTGGGTTAATGGTATTGATAGTGCCTACATTCCCACCGAAAGCAGGGACACTTTAAAAAAGGCGTATCAATTTTTGAACGCTCAGATGGAAAATTATATGCAGAACGGAAAGATCAATCCCGTAGCCGGAATTTTCTTGATGAAGAACAACATGGGCTATCAGGACAAACAGGAGGTTGTTCTTACCCCGAATAATCAACTCGGGGAGGCCGCTTCTGCGGAAGAGTTACAGCAGAAGTATATCGAAGCTGCGGCCAGCGACTATGACTCGGAAGAGTGAGCGACTTTCCGATTATTCCCCTTACAACTTTGCGACTATCGGGTTCACGACTTTGCGACTATGACAGAGCCGCCGTTCTTCCGTGATGGAGGTTCGGCGGCTTTTCTCTGGTGATCTGACAGGCGGCTCCGGGCTGGTTGCTCTGGCGGATAGCTGCCGGGAGTGTGTGCGGAAAAGTACACTTTTCTTTACACTTTATAAATGGTATAAAACCCACTGAAAAAATTTTGTGTTTTGGGGTTGACAACTGAATATATTTAGTGTATATTAAAAGCACAAAAGATATTTAGTGCTTTGTACCTTGAAAATTTAATTCCCGCACACTTTCCCCGGACGGCTGGCGAAATACGCATACCAGCGTATCAAGGCCGAAAAGGGAAAGCGGAGTGGAATATATAAAGAAAGGTTGTTTGAAATGGCCTATATTAGAAAAACCGTTGACCGGTGGGACATTGAAACAAATTATAGTTATGGGTGGGAAATAGAAGATTGTGAATACACCAGAACAGAGGCAAGAAAACGCTTGAAAGAGTATCAAGAAAATTCTTGTGGCCGGTTTTCGGTTCGGTTAGTAAAGCGCAGAGAAAGGAAGGTTGAACAATGAAGACAACAACAAAAGAAGCCCGGCAAAATATCCGGCAATATATTTTAGATCATTTTGACCCCTGCGGATATTATTATAACCGTTCTGCGGTGGATGATCTGGGAGCAATTCTGGAACAGTCGGAGCGGGAGAAAGCGCAATACAGCGAAGCAGAGGCGGAAAACCTTTTAACTCATTTGATTTATAGAGAATTGAAAAGAGGTGCCGGGAAATGAAGCAGTACACAAGAAAGCAGCTGCGGGAGCTTGTGCGGCTGGGAATGGCCCAGGACATTAGCGACAGTGACCCGAAGAGCATAACAGAACCGGTTGAGAAAATCGGTTATTCTTCCGGCGTGTATGGCCTGAATGGTGGATTGCTTCAAGGCCGGGAAAGCGGCAATTATTATGCAATTACTGCCAGGAGTTCGAATTTGTTTTATTTCTTTTGATGGAGGTTATTAAAATGGCAATTCGTGATTTTATGGGGCTGAATGTTTCCGAGTTTAAGAAGTATATCAAGGCGGCAAAGAAGAACAACACGAAAAAGTGTTGTATGTGGAGCGAACAGGGAGAGAACAGCTATTTCTGTGATGGTTATATGATTGTCCGCTTTGCAGGTGTTTCCCTTGCCAGAATTGCAAGTTCTTTCAGCCTTGCCTATGATGATCTACCCAACGAGGAAAAACCGGCTCAGGACTGGGAAAAGATTTTTAACAGCTTTAACCCGCTGGAATATAACCCGGCCCAGGTCAGTAAATGGAGCTATGAAGGGAAGCGAAACGGCACCGTTGGTTATTGTAGGCTGATTGTAAATAATTCTTCTTATTGCCTGATGGATGAAAACAAAATTGCACCGTTTCAAGGGTTGGCCGTATATATGAAAAACGAGCTGGGAGGTGTTATGTTCCGCTGGGGTTTCGATGATGTTATGACCGCTTTCGTGCTTCCCGTTCGGCCCGGAAAAGACCTTTTGCCGGTATATAAAGCCATTCAAGAACATACTATGAAAGAAGTGGAGGAATTGAAAAATGCTTGATTATAAGCAACTCATTGAGCAGGATTGCCGGGAATATCGGGAATTGTTAAGAATGCGAGAGGAAATTACAGCAGAGATGGAAACGCTTAGCGATAAAATCAAGGCAGCTATGGGAGATCGCGAAACGGTTATAGCTGGGGAATACAAGGTTAGCTATAAAACGGTTCAGTCTTCCCGGCTTGATACTACGGCCATTAAAGCCCGTTTTCCCGAGTTGGTACAGCAGTTCATGAAGATCACCACTTGTAAGCGGTTTACTATTACTTGATATGAGGGTTTGAGTGTGTATATACTCCTGTTTATTCTGCTATTACCTATTCAGATTATTATTGAATTGATGAAATTAAACAAATAATAAAGCCCCTTGTAAGGCCGTGGGAGTCTTGCAAGGGGCTTTTCCTATGTTCCTATACTACCCCGCATATAAGCGGCCCTTGTGCGGCCTTGTATGACCTGTTACAAGGGCTTTTATTATGCCCGTGCTTGTATAATTTATAAGCTGCAAGGATTTTCAATTAAAATTTTCTTTGATTTTGAAATTGAAATTGATTTTGACCGGGGCACGATTGCAATAAATCAATGTTTTTTTTATTTTCGTGTGGTTGATCTGCCCGAACCGGGGCGGGGGATATATGAGCCGGAGCCGTGGCGGGGTGAGTGCCGAAAATTCCGACAAAAATAAAAAGACATTTGATAACTAATCTTCTTTAGACACTAAAAATATCTTGACAGCAATTATAATTAGTGTATAATGAAGCCAGAGGTGATAATCATGTATGTAAACAAGGCTATTCGAGATTTGATGAAGGAAAAAGGTGTTTCTCTTCTGACCATGGCAAAGGCTCTCGGGAAAACTAAGGGTAACGATATTAGCGCAAGACTCCAAACTACCAATCTATCTGTAAACAAAGTAGTAGAAATGCTCTCTGTTTTAGGCTATGAATTAGTCATTCAGGAGCGGAAGCCCGGTGCCCGCAGGGCTGACCAGATTGTAATTGACCAGAAGGAAGACCCCAAGTATGATCTGAATGCCCTGCTTGGCTCAGAAAGTGAGAAAGAGTCATGAGGTATGGATATGGTAGAGTATCGGCCAGAGATCAAAACCTCGCTCGTCAGATAACGGCACTGAAAAAGTTTGACCCTGACCTTCCTGATGACCGCATTTTTACAGACAAACAGAGCGGAAAGAACTTCAACCGGGAACATTACTTAGAACTGAAAGCCATACTGGTTCCCGGAGATGAAGTGTTGGTAGAAGAGTTAGACCGCTTTGGCCGCAATAAGGCTGAAATCAAGGCAGAGTTGGAGTGGTTCAAAGAGCATGGTGTTATTGTCAGAGTCTTTGATGTGCCGACAACGCTGATGGACTTCCATGGACAGGACTGGATTGGTGAGATGGTCAACAATATCCTGATTGAAGTCATGGGAGCCATGGCGGAGCAGGAGCGTAAGAAGATCAGGAAGCGTCAGGCTGAGGGCATAGCTGCAATGCCGGTAGTGAATAGCCGGAAAGTGTCTGGTAAAACCGGCAGAGGGTTTGGCCGTCCGGCTCATGCTTTGGATGAAAGGGCGTTTGAAAATCTGCGGCAAAAACAAAAAGACGGCCTTGTGACGGTAGATGAGTGTTGCAGAGAGTTAGGTATTAGCCGTACAACATGGTATGATCGTATAAGAAAGGCAGGATGACACATGAAATTGATTTTCAAACTGGTAGGCGGCTTGCTATTGATTGGGGTAGTTTTAATGTTCATCATGGAGGCAGACCCTTTCGGTGCCGCAGAAGAGAGAAAAGCACAGCAAGAAGCGGAACAGGCCGTGGAAGATACTGTAACTGAAAATTCTATTCGGCTCGTAGATGGAGAACTTGGAGAGTACGGGCAAGAAGTTACCATTCCAAGTGAAACTTTTGGAGAGTACACTTACATTTGGTATAATGTTCCCTCCGGCACTTATACTGCGATTTATGAAGGGGAGCAAGAACGAGCCACCGTCTTTATAGTTGGCAATGAAAGTTCAGAAGATGTTAGAAATACTTTGTATTTTACTCAATACGGAGAAAGCCAGCAAATTACAATAGAAGATGGAACCCATTTGGAATTATCAATAGGAGCAAACTTGTTATTAAATCCTGTTGAAGAATAAGATATGAAGGGCTTTCGCAAGGGCGGAAGTAACAGCCACTACGGGCTATCGGAAAAATCCGGTAGCCCTTTTCTTTTTGGAGGTATTATGGATTATCGTAAAATCGCAGATGGCATTCAGAGATATATCGAAAATAAGCCGAATGACCATACAGCTTATCTTGACCTGTTATCTCTGTGCCGTCAGTGGGAGGAAGAGGATTTTCAGAGCGCACATGATCTGAATGGTGAGCTGCGGAGGCTCTGTGCCAGACAACTACACCTTGTTTCCCCGAAAGAGGCGGACAAATTCTATGAGGCATGGCGGAAGAGTCTTCTCTTTGACGCTCCCTATAAGTTTGACGCTTTCATGACCTACATTGAACTTGATCGGAAGCCAGAAAAGCGGTTTTACGCCCCCAGACGGCATTACCTGAAACCCATGGTGCAGGGCTTCCAAGATGTACTTGACGGAAAACTGCGTCTTTTGACAATATCCATGCCAAAAAGAGCCGGTAAATCACAAACAGGTATCAATTTTGTGAATATGATTTCCGGTAAGTTCCCAGACCGCTCCACGCTTATGGAAGGAACCGGTGATGACCTTGTTAAGAGCTTTTACAACGGTTGCCTGGAATACCTAAGTACCCCGAATGAATATCTGTTTTACGATGTTTTCCCGGAAGCGAGGTTAGTTCAAACTGGTGCCGATACCAAGATCATCAATCTGAAATCCAAATCTCGGTTTCCTACTATCATGTGTCGTTCTATTGACGCTCGGCAGGTAGGTTTGTCTGAGGCTACCAATGTCCTCTATCTTGATGACTGTGTGGAGGGCCGTGAAGAGGCAAAGAACCGTCAGCGGCTCGATGATAAATGGGAAGTGATCTCCGGTGATATTATGGGCCGTGCTATTGAGGGTACACCTATGGTCTTTACTGGCACCCGGTACTCCATCTATGACCCCATTGGCCGCATTCAGGAACACGCCCAGAGAGAAGGTTGGTCGTGGAGGGCTATTGAAATCCCGGCTCTTGACCCAATCACGGACGAAAGCAATTATGAGTATGAGCGTGAGGGACAGAAGGTGTTTACCACGGCTTATTTCCGGGAGCAGAGAGAACTTCTGTCTGCGGAGCAGTTTGAGAGCGAGTTTCAACAACAGCCCTTTGAGGCCAAGGGTCTTCTCTTCAACAAGGACGAACTGAATTATTTCTTCGAGTTGCCTCCTGATCGGGAGCCGGACACCATCATTGCCGTAGGTGATACCGCCGAAAGTGGTTCTGACTCTACCTCTATGCCGGTTGCGGTCATTTATGGTACTGAGGTCTATATTGTCGATGTGGTCTTTGATGACTCTCCCGCAGAGGTGACAAAGCCTGAATGCGCAAAATGCTTGATTACCAATAAAGTGGTGTCGGCCACCTTTGAGTCTAACAATGCTGGTCAGTATTATGCCAGAGATGTAGCAGAACTCATTCGCCAGCAGGGTTATTCCATTGGTATTCGGACAAAGCGGACGATTTCAAATAAGCAGACTCGGATTGAGTTCGCTTCCGACAACATCAAGAAGAATTTTTACTTCAAGCACCCCTCCACTTATAAGCGGGGAAGTCAATACTGGAACTTCATGCGGGAACTCACCACCTACACCCGAAGCGGCAAAGTCCCTCACGATGATGCCCCGGACTCCCTGGCTCTGCTGGAAAATGAAATTCGTATGTTGGTGGGAAGCAAGATTGAGATTTTTAAGCGGCCTTGTTGATTTTAGGGTGTACTCTCTAATGGTTTTATGAAAGAATAATTGTTGACAAGGTTTGGAGATAACGCTATAATGAAGAGTGATGAAATAGGTGGAGAGGGGAGGTGTCTTTGCAGATATGAAGCCGCTGTGTGGCCGTAAGGTCATTTACACCGATGTAGACGAGATTACGGATGCCAATATTGTGAGCGTTCTGCAAAAGGCCCTTTCCATCCATCTTCAAAACAAGGCCGAAATTGATTATCTCTACCGGTATTACAAGGGAGATCAGCCCATTCTGTATCGGGAGAAAGAGGTCAGGCCGGAAATTAAAAACATGGTGGTTGAAAACCGGGCCAATGAAATTGTTTCGTTCAAGCTGGGGTATCTCATGGGAGAACCCGTACAGTATGTGGCTCGTGTTGACGATCAGACCATTGTTGACAGCGTGACCCGGTTGAATGATTATATGCTGTCTGAGGACAAAGCCTCGAAGGACAGAGAGTTGGTGGAATGGGCGTTAATCGCCGGAACCTCTTACCGGATAACTCTCCCCGATGCTGAGGCAGATGTAGAAGAAGATGAATGCCCCGCAGAAATCTTCACCCTTGACCCCAGATTTACTTTCGTGGTTTATGGGACTTCTCTGGGTAACCCGGCTAAGATGGCTGTTACCTATGTGATTTTGGAGGACGGCACCTTACTGTTTAACTGTTATACCGGCAATCATTTTTTCGAGGTTACCAATACTTGGGTTGTTCGGCGTAGCGTTGACCAGATTTTAGGCATTCCTATCATTGAGTACCCGGCTAATACGGCCCGGCTCGGTTCCTTTGAGATTGTACTTCCCCTGCTGGACGCAATCAACAATGTGGAGTCTAACCGTCTGGACGGTGTAGAGCAATTCATTCAGGCGCTCATGCTCTTCCACAATGTTGATATTACCTCTGATGATTACAAACAACTGCGGGAAGAGGGCGCAATCAAGTTCAAGGACATTGACCCGAGTTTCAAAGCAGAAATTGAGTATCTGACCGCTGAACTCAATCAGACCCAGACTCAAACACTGGTGGATAATATGTATAATACCGTTCTCACGATCTGCGGAATGCCGAACCGGAACGGTGGAACATCTACCAGTGATACCGGCTCCGCTGTTATCATGCGGGATGGTTGGTCTGCGGCTGAGGCCAGAGCCAAAGACAGCGAATTGATGTTCAAAAAGTCTGAGAAAGAGTTCTTGAAACTGCTTCTCGGCATTTGTAGTGATCTCGGGGCTTTAGAGCTAAAGTTGTCGGCGGTTGAAATCCGTTTTACCCGCCGCAATTATGAGAACATTACCGAAAAGGCTAATGTTCTGATTGCTATGTTGAATAACTCGAAGATCGCTCCGCAACTTGCCTTTACCCATTGCGGTATGTTCACTGACCCGCAGATTGCTTACAACATGAGCATGGAGTACGCAAAGGAGCAGGAAAAGAAAGCCTTGGAACTTGCCTCCAAGCAGAACCCGAATGGAGGGGATAGCGGAAATGAACCCGGAGGTCAAAAGTCCGGCTCTGGTAACACCAGAAGCAGTTCGGACGATGAATGAAATCCTTTCCCGTGGTAAGGGCGTTGAACTTGCCGTCAGAAACGGAAAAGTGGTTATTTGGGAAACAGCCAGTAAAAAGAAATATGAGGCCGTTATAGCGAGATAACGGTAACAGCCATTACGGGCTATTGGTGAGAGTGGAAACGCTCTTGCCGATAGCCCGTTTTGTTTTTGATTTTAATGCCGCAAGGCTTGAAATGGTCAGTGAAGACCTAAAAACGCAAAAGGGAGAAAACCCTACCAAAAACGGAAAATAGTGCTGAGGGAACAGCCTTGTTAAACGCAGGAGGTATTTGTTATGGCAAAGATTGACACCAGTAAGATTGAAGGATATGCGGACATGACCCCGGAACAGAAACTCGCCGCCTTGGAGGGGTATGAGTACGAGGACAATGCCGCAGAGCTGGAAAAGCAGAAGAACGCTCTTTCCAAGGCCAATTCTGAGGCCGCTGAGTGGAAGCGTAAGCACAATGCTCTTCTGTCCGAAGAGGAAAAGAAGAAGCAGGAGGACGCTGACAAGCTGGCTCAGATGGAACAGGAACTTGCCGATCTTCGTAAGGGCAAGACCGTTTCGGAGTATAAGGCCAAGTTTGTTGCTCAGGGCTACGATGAAGCTCTGGCCGAGGAAACCGCTCAGGCACTCGCTGATGGTGATAGTGCCAAGGTCTTTGCCAATCAGAGCAAATTCCTTGAAGAGTATGCGAAGAAAGTCAAGGCGGATGCCTTGAAGAAGACCCCTAAGCCTACTCCCGGTGCCGGTGGCGGCGGTACGATTGACTACGAGAAGAAAATTGAAGAGGCTCAGAAGAACGGCGATCTGGCCGCTGTCGCTTACTACAACCGCCTGAGAGCGCAGGAAGAGGCTGAACAGAATAAACAGTAAAGGAGAATGAATTATGCCTGATACTCTGGCTACCAGTTTTGGAGTATTGAACTACTCCGGTATGCTCTTTAACAAGGGCAATACCCGTTGTCCCCTGTCTTCCATTATTGGCGGCAGGGCGAAGACCACCAATCATGTTGAGTTTGTGACCGGACAGGAGTACACCACTGGCGGCGGCGCACAGCCCTCTATCAGTGAAACCGCCTCTCTGACTGCCCCTGACGCTACTGTTGTCACTCGCACTCAGAAGACCAATGTGACCCAGATTTTTCAGGAGTCTGTTGGCATTTCTTATGCCAAGCAGTCTAACATGGGCACCCTGAGCGGCCTGAATGTGGCCGGTCAGCAGGCTAACCCGATCAATGAGCTGGACTTTCAGGTTGCAGCTAAAATGCAGAAGGTCAACCGGGACATTGAGTTCACCTTCATTCAGGGCACCTACAACAAGGCCACCTCTGACGCTACCGTGAACAAGACCCGTGGACTGGTGGAGGCCATTACCACCAATGTCACCGCTATGTCCAGCAAGCCTCTTGGCCTGTGGGATATTGCCGACATGGTGAAGAAGATTTACGGGGCCAATGCTCCCACCGATGGCCTGTGCCTCTGGTGTGACGCTGTGACTCTGTTCCAGATCAACGCTGACGCTGTGCAGAACGGTCTGACCGTTGTTCCCGCCGCCCGGGAGATCAACGGTATCGCCCTGTCCAGTGTGGTTACTCCCATCGGCGTTGTGTATCTGTATCTGGGCGAGTGTCTTCCCGCTGGTACGGCTCTGCTTCTCGACCTGAATGTGATCGCTCCCGTTTATCAGCCTGTCCCCGGTAAGGGTAACTTCTTCTTGGAGCCTCTTGCCAAGGTTGGTGCCGGTGAGAAGTATCAGCTCTTCGGTCAGATCGGCCTTGACCACGGCCCCGAGTGGTATCACGGCAAGTTTACCGGTATCTCTACCGAGTTCACCGCTCCCACTTACAGCCGTAGCGTGTATGTGGCGAATGCGGCTGACTTCCCCGGTGGTTCTGCGGGTTAAAGAGAAATTCTGATGGAAAGGAGTGACAGAAATCATGACTGACGCTGAAAAACTGTCCATGTTGAAGACCATGACCGGCGAAACAGATGAAGCCATGCTTTCTGTCTACCTTTCTATCGCCGCAAATAAGGTTTGCCGGAGGGCTTACCCCTTTGACGATACCGTGACCGCCGTTCCGCCCCGATATGACTTCAATCAGGTAGAGATCGCAGCTTACCTTGTGAATAAGCGTGGTGCGGAGGGAGAAACGGCGCACAGTGAAAATGGTATTTCTCGGTCTTATGAGGACGGAGATGTACCGCCTACCCTGTTGCGTGAGATTGTTCCCTTTGCCAGCGTTATCAAGGGGGACTCGACCTCATGAAGATCATGGAGCGTAATAAATCGTCCTATTGGTACTTGCTTTATGACAAGAAAGAACCGGTTCGGGACGAGGACGGCAATGAAACAGGAGATAGCCGTGTAGTCTACAAGGCCGCTGTTCAGCGGCGGGATAATGTGTCGGCGGCTACCGGTTCGGCTCAGGTGGAGCAGTTTGGCAATTTCATCTCCTATGACAAGGTGATTGTCACTGATGATCTCTCTTGCCCCATTGATGAAAATACCGTGCTATTTGTTGATAAAGAGCCGGAATATGACGCTGACGATAATCCCCTCTATGACTACATCGTGCGGCGTGTGGCTAAGAGTCTAAATTCCATCTCCTACGCTATAAGCAAGGTGACGGTATCGTGAAGACGATTAAAGTACCTCTGTCTGTGGCCGGGATTGATAATGCCATTCGGGAGCTTGAACGCTACCAGAATTGGTTGAAAACCCGAGCGAACCTTCTGCTTGATCGGCTGGCCCAAGAGGGATTGTCTGTCGCTTCGGTCAATTTTGCGAAAGCGGAATATGACGGAACGAATGATGTTTCTGTGTCTGTTGAGCAAAGGGCAACCGGAGCCAGAGCGATTATCGCTGTTGGTGCCTCTGTCCTTTTCATTGAATTCGGAACAGGTGTTGTTTACCCAGACAATCACCCGGAAGCTGCGGAACACGGTATGCGCCGTGGAGAGTATGGAGCCGGTCATGGTAAGCAACAGACATGGGGTTACTACGGTGAAGCCGGTACAAATGGCGTTGAGTTCACCAAGCCGAACGGGAATACCGTAGTCCTCACGCACGGCAACCCGGCCAATATGTCCATGTATGAAACCGTAAAGCATTTAGAAGGGGTTTTGCCCCGGCTGGCTCAGGAGGTGTTTCGATGATTGATGTAGAAAATCAGATTTATACACCGATTGCCGAAACCCTTCGGGAAGCCTTTCCCGGCATTGAAACAAGCGGGGAATATGTCAAAGCCCCTTCCGCCTTTCCCCATGTAAGCATTGTGGAGCAGGACAATTACCCCACACTGACCCACCTGAGTACCAGTGACAACGAAGAGTTTGCCACGATCATGTATGAGGTGAATGTCTACTCCAATAAGTCTTCCGGGAAAAAGGCACAGTGCCGGAGCATTATGAAAGTCATTGATGATCTGATGTACCGGCGCAACTTCACTCGCATTTCCCTTTCCCCGGTTCCCAATTTAGAGAACGCAACAATTTACCGTCTGGTGGCTCGGTATCGGGCTGAAACGGATGGTGTAAATCTTTACAGGAGGTAACAGAAATGGCAATTAGCACTTACAAGGTCTTTCTGATGAAGAAGGGTGCCAGTGCTGACACCTATGAGAAGCTGGTTGACATTAAGGAGTTTCCCGATCTGGGCGGTGAGCCTGAAATGCTGGAAACTACCACGCTGTCTGACAATATGCAGACCTATATTGCCGGTATTCAGTCCCTCGATGGTCTGTCCTTCACCGCTAACTACGATATGACCGATTTTCAGAAGCTCAAGGCTCTGGAAGGTAAGACCGATAGTTACGCTGTCTGGTTTGGTGGTCAGGAGAGCGGCGGTGTTGTGACTCCCGATGGCTCTAACGGCAAGTTCGAGTTTGACGGCCAGTTGTCCGTTTATCCCGTTGGCGGCGGCGTGAATGAGGTTGTGGATATGAACATCTCCATTGCCCCTTCCACCCCGATCACTTTCTCTGCTGAGTAATCACAATCGGCCTGAATGATAAGGAGGATTTATCATGGCTAAGACACTGACAATTAAAGACCCCGTTTCCGGCGAGAGTTATACGCTGGAATACACCCGCAAAACCGTTGAGATCATGGAGAAGCAGGGCTTCATTGCGGACGATGTTGACCGCAAGCCCATGACCATGCTTCCTGCGCTGTTTGCTGGTGCGTTCCTTGCACACCACCGCTGGGTCAAGAAAGATGTGGTTGACCGCATTTATGCCCGTCTGCCCCGTAAAGACGAGCTTCTGCCTAAGCTGGTGGAGATGTATAACGAACCCATTCTGTCCCTCATGGAAGAGCCTGAGCAGAATGGTGATGACGAGGGAAACATGGACTGGACGGCGAACTGGTAAGCGGGTCGCTGTCCAGCAGACCGGGGGGCGGTGGCGGCAATCGCCCCGCTCCCCGTTTCGCTTACACGGAAAAGTTCTATCAGGTCTTTCCCTACTATCTTGCTATCGGAATGACCTACGAGCAGTTCTGGGAGATGGACTGTAATCTGGTGAAATATTACCGGAAAGCGGCTCGTATTCGTCAGGATTTGAAAAATCAAGACGCATGGTTACAAGGAATGTATGTCTATCAAGCAGTAGGCAATCTGGCTCCTATCCTTCGTGCCTTTGCGAAGAAGGGTGCAAAACCCCAGCCCTATCCCGAGCAACCCTTTGAACTGAATGTAAGGCAAGACAAGAAGGTAGAGAAGACCAAGGAAAAGAAACAGGACGATAAGGCAAAAGCCTATATGCAGATGTTTGCAATGTCGTTCAACAAGAAATTTCAGGGGAAAGGTGGTGGAGTAAATGGCCGATAATGTTGAAATTCAGGGCTTAGAGTTTCAAATTCAGGAGAACAGTGAAGGTGCTGTTTCCGGGATTAACAATCTCAAAAAGGCTCTGAGCGGTTTGAAGGGTGCTACCGGTGCCAGTGTTACCGGCCTGAATGCTACCAGTAAGAGTATTCGGGAATTGAAGAATGCCCTTTCCGGTCTGAATAGCGGAGATGTGTCTAAGAAGTTGACCCAGATCGCTACGGGTCTGAAAGCCTTAGAGTCGGCCAAGAATATTAAGATTTCCAGTTCCATTGCCAATCAGTTAAACGCCCTGAATGCGGCTCTGGCAAATGTCCGGTGGACGGACGGCGATAAGCTCAGAACCCTTGCTGATGGCCTGCGTCCCCTGTCTGAGTTGGGTAAGGCCAATATGACCACCTTCATCAATCAACTTAAAAAGCTTCCCACCGTAATTGAGGAACTGGAAAAGGCTGACATTGATAAGTTTACCCAGCAGATGAAGGAACTGGCCGCAGCTATGAAGCCCTTTGCAGATGAAATGCAAAAAGTGTCCAATGGCTTCTCCGCATTTCCTTCGAGAATTCAAAGGCTGATTAGAAGTACGGAGCAGTATAACGGCACTGTAAGACGGGCTACCACTAATACCACCGCATGGTCTTCGGCTATGACCGGTATCAAATTATCAGCGGTAGTATATTCTGTTCGCCGTGTTGCCTCCGCTGTGGCTCAGTATATGTTTGAGGCTTCTGAGTGGGAAGGTATCATGTACCGGTTTGGTCGTGCATTTGGTGAGGAAGCGGAAGCGAATTACCAGTGGATTAAGCGGCTGAACAGTGAGTTACAGATCAATGTTCAACAGTTCATGCAATATTCGTCCATCTATGGCACCATGCTAAAAGGTTTTGGCGTGGCTCAGAAAGATGCGGCGGCAATGGCTATGAATTATACGGAATTGACCTATGACATTTGGGCTGGCTACAACGATATTTACACCACTTTTGAGGACGCAGCTGTGGCCGTTCGTTCTGCCATCTCCGGTGAGGTTGAGCCTATCCGTAGAGCAGGTTTTACCATCGTTGACTCTCAGTTAAAGATTACAGCGGCAAACTATGGTATTGCGTACAGTACCCAGAGTGCCAGTGAGGAATTGAAGTCTTATCTGCGGTATCTGACTTTGATAGATCAGGCAAGGGCACAGGATTTAATTGGCACCTATGCCCGTGAAATGACCACAGCGGAAGGGCTTATGCGGACTCTGCGCCAGCAGTTGTCTTCTTTGGCTCAGGCTTTCGGTTCTCTCTTGCTTCCCGCTTTGGTAAAGGTTTTGCCGTATGTGCAAGCCTTTGTCGAATTGATCGGTGAGGCAATCGTGGCTCTTGCACAACTCTTCGGAGTGGACTTACAACCTGTTGATTTTAGTAGTGGTCTTAATTCTGGGGCCAGTGCCGCAGGGGATTTGAGCGATAATCTCGGAGAAGCGAGTTCCGCCGCAAAGAAATTAAAGTCTTATACCGCTGGATTTGATGAACTGAATGTCTTTTCTCCCGATCAAGGGAGCGGAGCAGGGGGCGGCGTTGGGGCTTCCGGTGGAAGTTATGAGGGTCTGTTTGATATTGAGAAGTTGTGGGACGAGAGCATTTTCAATAATATCAATTCTCAGGTAGACGAACTGAAAGGGAAACTGAAAGATGTTCTTTCAACCGTAATTTCCATCGGTGCGGAAATTTTGGCATGGAGGGTGGCTAAAAACCTTATTACCATGCTTGAAATGTTACAGGGCTTCAAAGGTCAAAACCTGTTATACAAAATCACTTTCACTATCGCCGGTCTTGGCCTGTTTTTGGACAGTTGGGACAAAATCAAAGAAGCCATTGATGACATTTTGGACAACGGCCCCAATCTCACGAATGTCACGCAGTTAATCAGTGGTTTCGCTGAGGGGCTTGGCGTAGCGTTCTTGGCTCTCGGAAATGTAAAACTGGCCGGTGTTTCTCTGGTCATTTCTGGCCTGAGCGGTATCGTGTCGAGCATTTCTGATATGGTCAATAACGAGATCAATTTTGATAATGCCACAAATCTTATCAGAAATATTGGTATTTTCCTGAGCGGCATTGGCCTTCTGACCAATAATACTGCATTGCTTGGGGGAGGACTTCTACTGACTGGTATTACCTTGCTCGTGCGAAACTTCGCTGATGTTGTTGAGGCTTTCCGTACCGGGGATTGGAGCGGGGTTGACAAGATTGAAGTTGCCGCTGGCTTACTGCTGACGGTAGGCGGTTTCTTGATCGCTGTCAAAAAAATCAAGGCCACTCTGGATAGCACCGGTGGAGGAAAGGGTATTACTGACACCAGTACAGCTCTTCAAGGCGTGAACAACGCTATGGGTAATAATGGCGGCACTGGTTTGAACGGTACTATGAAAAATCTGGCCCAGAGTTTGGGTTGGGGTATCGTGATTATCGGTGAAGTAGCTGCGGCGGCAATTATCGCTGTTGGGGCTATCGCTATTCTCGGGAAAGAGTTAGAGGAAGTCGGTAAGGCGTGGGAGCCTGTCATTGCAAACGGTGAAACGGTAGCAATCGCTATCGGAGTCGGCACAGGCATTCTGGCCGGAGTCGGCCTTGCGGCTTACGCATTGGGAAGCGGTGGCGGAGCAACCGCCGCAATCAATATCGGCATTGGTACCGGCATTCTTGCGGAGATTGGAATTGCTACTGGTCTGTTCCTCGTGGAGATTTGGGGTGTCGGTGAGGGCCTTACGCAAATTCATGAGGCTTGGAAACCGGTTCTCGACAACGGAGAAGAGATCGCAACCGCTATCGGTGTTGGTGTTGGTTTGCTTGTCGGTGTTGGCCTCGCTACCGCTGGCCTCGGTCTAATTGTGGCTGGTACTGGTGGTTTGACCATTCCCCTTTTGATTGCCGCTGGTACGGGAGTTCTGGTGGAGTTGGCCGGAGCATGTATTGCCTTTGTAGGCAGTCTGAAAGAGGTTGCCGATGAATTGAACTTCAACCTCGCTCCCTCTCTCCGTAGTCTGAACGCTACTCTGCCTCAGTTGACCACCGATATGTCGGACTTCGTGGATTTCATGTCTACCTTTGCCGGAGAGATCGGTTCTTACACTGACTCAATGGGCGGTATCACTTGGGACAGCATTGTAAGCGGGTTCCAGCAGTTGTTTGCAGGAAACCCCATTGGGGATTTTGCGGATGATGTGGCCGATATTGCTACGGACACCACAAACCTGAATGCGCAGCTGGTGATTGCTGTACCGGAACTGCGTCAGGCGGTGTCTTTGGTAACTCAGTATTCCGCTCTTATTGACCAGCTGGAAAGCCTGCTGAATGACAGAGAGGCCGTGGTTCTGTCCGGGGCTATGTTTGTCAATATGCAGGAGGTAGGCGTAAATCTGGTTACGGGTTTTGCGTCCGGCATGAATAGTCAGGCCGCTTTGCTGAATGAGAGTTTCGCCACAATCACAAACGGCATTCAGTTGACCTACACTACCATGCTGACTACTATTCAGACCCAGACTACTACGGCCTGGCTGAACATCTACACTGTGACTATTACTCAGTGGACAACGATCAGCACTTACCTGACCACCACATGGACTACCCTGACTACCACTTGGACTACTACGATGACCACCCTTCAAACTGGTTGGTCTACCGGGTGGACGCAGATGACTACCGGGTGGAACACATTCAGTACCACCTTCCAAGCCAGTTTGACCACATTCTCCACGCAGACTACTACAAAGTGGTCTACGATGTGGACGCAGATGACTACCACTTGGACTACTTGGCAGACTGAGTTTATGACCGGTTACACCACTTTTGAAACCGAATTTTCCAGTGCATGGTATTCCATGTGGAGAGGCATGACGAACACTACGATCATCCAGTGGAACAGTGTCTTGACCGTCATGGAAAAGGGCATGAACAATGCCATTTCCGCTCTGAACGATGTTATTCGTTCGATCAATGCGGTGGCGTGGATTACCGGTATCAGCCTTAGTTATTTCAGTGAAATCCAGCTCGACAGAATTCAGTATATGGCTCAGGGTGGTTTCGTTGATGAAGGTCAGCTCTTTATCGCTCGGGAGGCCGGGGCTGAGATGGTCGGTGCCATTGGCAATCGGACGGCGGTAGCCAATAATGACCAGATTGTGGAAGGTATCTCCGCTGGTGTGGCGAATGCCAATGATGGCGTGATCGCCGCTATCTATGCACTCATGAACATCATTGAGGACAAGGATTTGTCGGTGTCCATCGGTGATGATGTGATTGGACGGTCTTATGACCGATACAGCAGAAACAGAGGTGTCCGTGTGAACAGCGGAGCATTCTCGAACGCTTACTAAGGGGGTAGGGATATATGGCTTCTTTCATCAAGATCAATGGTCGTGATTATCCCTGCCCCCGAAGGGGCTTAGAAATGATGGTTGCTACCATAGTGGACTCCGCCCGAAATGCAAATGCCGTGGTGGTAGGACAGGTAGTAGGCCGTGAACAGCAGAAGTTAAACAATTTGGAATGGGCTTATCTGACTGCGGAACAGTGGTCGGCTATTTTGAAAGAGTTCTCCAATTTCTATGTAACGGTCAGTTACCCGGACATGGTGAACAACACATGGACTACCCGGAAGATGTACCCCGGAGATCGCACCGCAGAGCCATTCCACCTTGACCCTGTAACGCAATTACCCCTTGACTACATTAACTGTAAAGTCAATCTCATTGACTGTGGCGAACCGCTTTAAGGAGGAATGGGAGCATGAAGTCAGTCAGCAATGCTTATAAGGCCAGCATGAAAGCCATGCTCCGAAACCGTTCCTATGTCCGTATCACCTTCGGCAATGTAGACACTACCGCAGCTACGGACGGTGAGTGGGAAAGCAATGGTGCGGCAAGTATCTCCGAGTTTGAAACGGTGGATTATGCTTACCAGTATGGAGATACCTATGTGTCTTTAGAGTTGAACCGCTGGGCTTTGGACGGAAAGAGTCTGCTTGTCCCTACCGGGGAAGATGTGCAAGACGGCTTTATTTCGAGCCTCATGAGTGACGCAGAGGGGAATTTCACTACCCCTCCGGTCATTACACGAGAGTTTTCCTTGAAGCATATCTTCCCCGGTTTAACCCTGACCTTCGACACCAGACAGCAGGAATGGCCGCTTGAAGTCACCGCAGATTTCTACCTGAACGGTGCTGTCGTTGATACTCAGACGGTTTCTATTACCAGTGTCCAGACCACGATCAGCACCACGGCCACGGAGGTAGACAAGGTGACAATCACCTTTGACCGGTGCTTACCCTATCGCAGACCCAGATTGGAGAATGTACTTTACGGCCTAAATGTCCAGTTCGTGAACAAGGATATTGTTTCCACTCAGCAGAAACATGATGTTGACCCTCTGAGCCGGAGGTTGCCGACAGAAACAATGCAGTTCACGATCTTGGATTATGAACACAAGTACGACCCCGACAACCCGGCTGGTATCTATGCCTATGTGGATAAGAATTCTCCCATTGAAATTCAATTCGGCTATGAGTTGCCGGACGGCTCTGTGGAATGGATAAAGCCAGACAATTATGTTCTGAATGCCAAGCCCAGCGCACAAAACAATCAGGCCACCTTCAACGGAACCGGGCTGATCGGGAGTCTGACCGGAACCTTCTATAAGAGCAAACTCGGTTCCAAGAGCCTTTACGACATGGCGCAGGAAGTTCTTCTGGACGCAGGATTGACCCTGACGGAGCAAGGTGAAAATCCCTGGGAGATTGATAACGCTCTAAAGGATATGTTTACCACGGCGGCTCTTCCCATCGACACTCACATGAACTGCTTGCAGCTTATCGCTCATGCGGCCTGTTGCCGCCTCTATACGGACGATGACAACATTATCCATATTAGACCATTCGGAGTCACGGTCATCGGCATATACAACGGCGTATGGGCTGATAACGGCCATGTTTGGTTCAGTGAGTGGGACACGGTGGACAAGGGCAACACAGCAGAGAATACCTACGCCACTTTCGAGTTGAACCGGTGGACGCTGGGTGGTGACAGTCAGATCATTCTTCCCGACAGCAATGCCGGTCAGAGAGGTTATATCAGTGAGGCCATGACCGGAGCGGACGGGTCTTTCACAAATCCCCCGGTCTTTACAAAGACCTTCGATGTGCCTCACGATCTCCCGGTCTTGGCAATTCGCTTTGATACGGTACTCAATGAATTTCCCGGTGCGGTTCAGGTGAAATATTACCACGATGATACTCTGCTTGATACCCAGACCGCAGCTATTGACTCCGTGGAAGTGTATGTGTCCTCCAATCTGGCAATCGAGTGTACCAAAATTGAAGTGACCATGATCGGGAACTTACCCTATCGGAGAGCCAGAGTCACTAAGGTTTACTACCGAGAAACTGACTTCACTCTGGACTTCACCTCTATTGGGGAGAACAGTCAGAAGATTTCCAAAATTGATGAATTGAAGTCCGTTTCCGTAGCCCGGTACTCCTACACGGCCTCCAATGACGCTTCCACACTATTTGAGGGAACGACCACCGAAACTGAGCTTCATGTTGAGTTCTCTGGTCTTGCACAAGATGTTCAAATTTCCGTATCTGGTGGGACATTAGTATCTTCCAATATCTACGCCAGAGCTGCGGACTTAGCGTTATCCTCCGGCACTAAGACCGTAACGATCACAGGCAAAACACTGACTGAGAATTCGGTGGTCGTTTCCTACCCCGTAGCTCAGTCCGGCGAGATCGACAAGGAGGAAAACCCCCTTATCACCAATGATACGATGTGTCAGGCTCTTGCTAATCATGTAAAGAGTTATCTGCAAATGCGGAACACCTATGAGGCCAATTACCGGGGCAACCCGGAAATGGAAGTGGGTGACATTATCGGTTTGCAGACCCTTTACACTGACGAGATGGACGCTCTGATCTTGGTGGACGAAATCACTTTTGACGGCTCTCTGAGCGGAAAGATGACGGTGAAAGGCTTGATATGAGTGTAATTGATAATCTGATTTTCGACAGAACCCAAGCCGATGTTGACCGTGTATTTGAACTGAAAAACAAAATCCTGACCGGGGGAGGGCTTTCCGCTCTCACCTCGGAGGAACAGACAGAATACATGGCCGGAATGAAAGGGGCTTACAACTACACCGATTTCAACCGGATTGGGGAGGCAATCTCCTATCTGGTAGAACGCATGAAAGCCCTGGCTATCTATGATGACAGCATTATCCCGAAGGTGGATTGGGCGGTGGGAGATTGGCCCACGCAGAGTCAGATTTCCAATCTTCTGACCTGTCTGACCAAACTGAGAGCCAAACTCAATCTACCGGCAAATGCCCCTTCTGTCCCTGGGTCTATGGACTACATGACCTATCAACTGGCAAATGACATTGAGCAGTTGCTTTTCATGATCGACAGCAGAGTGACGCAAACAACCGCTCCCTTCCCCTACACGGGGGTTCGGTACTGCGGACAATAAAAAGGAGGAACATGAAACGCTATGAAAGACACCACCATCAAGGGCAATGGAAAGTCCAGTATCATTCGGGCACCTTCCGATATGCCCGCTACCTTCGAGGAATGGAGGCAACAGCTTATCGCCGGAAACGGCTACTTAGATGTTGTTCTGAACACCGACACCACCGGAGCAAACGCCGGTTGTGATGTGGTGGGAACACCTCTGAGCAAAGCAAATCTGCTGGATGATACCACGAAAGCGGCACTGGAACTGGATGGGGCTGACCCCACGGTGAATGACGCTCTCTACGCCCTGAGCCAGAAGGGTTCTCCTGCTGAGTGCCATGTCTACGCCGATAACGGCACCACCGTTACCATGACCAAGGGGGACACTGTTCTTTCCGCTGTGGCCTCTGGTGGAGAAGCCGTTCTCTATCCCGCCGAGCTGGGAGATTGGTCTATCAAATACACCTACGGCGGCTCTCAGAAGACAAAAACCTATACGCTGGAAGTCATTGGTATTGTCTATGTCTACCCCTTCAATATCACGGGCACCTTGGAGCAAACCGATTGGTCTGAAATCGCTCTGTGTTCTCAGTTCGGACAGGCCAAGAATTATTTCTCCGTGGGCGATCAGAAGACCGTCAGCATTAACGGCACGAACTACAAGGTACAGATCATCGGCTTTGACCATGACCAGTTGACTTCGGGTGGTATGGCCGGTATCACATTCCAGCTGGTAGACTGCCTCAATCAGACTGCAAACATGAACAGTTCTAACACGAACGCCGGTGGCTGGAACAGTTCTGCCATGCGTACTCGAATGAGTACCTACCTGAGTCAGTTACCCGCAGCTCTGCGAAATGTTATTAAGACGGTCAACAAGCGGACTTCCGCTGGCAATCAGTCCTCTTCTATCCAGACTACTCAGGACAAGTTGTTCCTGCTGTCTGAGATTGAGATTTTTGGTGCTACCACCTACTCTTTTGCTGGTGAAGGTACTCAGTATGAGTATTATGCCGCTGGAAACACCACGATCAAAAAGGTCAATGGTTCTGCGTACGACTGGTGGGAGCGTTCGCCTTATAGCGACGGCACGACTTACTTCTGCGCTGTGAGCGCCTCGGGCATTGCCGACTTTAACACCGCCAGCTACTCTTATGGCGTGTCCTTCGGCTTCTGCGTTTAATCTGTCATCCACAAAAATCCCGCCCCGGAAGGGGCGGTGTAGGAGGGTAATATGTCAGTCCCAAAATTTATGAGGGGAGAAAGTAATGTGCAGTTCATTGAAACCGCAAGACGCTTGGAACTTCACGCTTTCTCCGTAGTCACGAAAGCACCGAAGCGGTACGGCCCTTATCTTCTCTATCCGATCATGCACCTGTGTTCCACGGTTCATGACGAGGTGAGAGCGGCCAATAACATCTATCCCACAAACAAACATGAAGTGCAAATGCGCCGGGACTGTCTTACCAGAGCCAATATTGCCCTTCAAAACCTCAGTCCGAAATTGGCCTTGCTCTATGACGCTATTCTTCAAAATCCGGAAAAGTACCCATGGATTGACCACGCTATTCAGGAGTTCGGAGAATATATCGTAGATGAAGCCAAGCTAATTTCCAGCGTGAAGAAATCTGATCGGAAAAGGTACAAAGACCTTCCTGATTAGTTTTTCGGATATGGGTCAAGTCCTGCAAAACCTTGCCTGTTCTGCGAACAACTGGTGGGAGCGTTCGCCTAATAGCGACAACACGACTAACTTCTGCAATGTGAACAACTCGGGCAATGCCAACAATAACAACGCCAGCAACTCTAATGGCGTGTCCTTCGGACTCTGCAACTTCGTATAGGTCAGTCGTAGTAACCCCATTGGGTGAAATCAGTACCTTTTGCAGAGGGAGGACTTGTACCCTGCCTATGGGCTAAAACTTCCGGGCACATCGTTTGAAATGCGCCCTCCCCGAAAGGGGCACTCCGATGTAATCAGCCGGACGCTTCTTGCATGGTGAGTGATGTATGGTAACTCATTTCATGGCTGGTATTACTACGCAGTTAGAACCCATACCCAACAATCATACTGTACGGAGGGAAATCTTTTTCATGACCAGTGCGGAGAGAAGAGAAATCCGTTATCAAAGAAGAAAGGCCAAACGGGAAGAGGCTCGTAGAAAGCGAAGTATGACCTGTGGCAATTTTGAAGAGGTCTTTTCTTTCCGACACCTATATCTTTCGGGAAAGAAGTGCTGTAAAGGTGTTTATTGGAAATCTTCCACACAACGCTATATCGGCAATATCATCCCGAACATTGCCCTGACAGCGAGATCGCTGAACGAGGGTAATTTCTACCACCGTGGCTTCCATGAGTTTACCATCATGGAGCGTGGTAAGAAACGGTATATCCGCTCTGTCCATATCACAGAACGGGCCGTGCAAAAATGCCTGTGCGATTACTGCATTGTTCCGATTTATTCATCTTCTTTCATCTATGACAACTCGGCCAGTTTGAAACACCGTGGCATGGACTTCGCCCTGCGGCGTATGATCTGCCACTTGCAAAAGCACTATCGGAAACATGGTCTGGCCGGTGGCATTCTGATTTTTGACTTCAAGAGTTATTTCGATGAAGCACCACATGACCCCTTAGCTGCGGAAGCAAAGCGGCGGCTCCATGATGACCGTGTGCGTTCCCTGCATGATAGCTTCATTTCGGATTTTGGGCCAGTGGGTTTAGGGCTTGGAAGTCAAATCTCTCAGACAAATGCCCTGCTTCTTCCAAGTCCGATTGACCACTATTTCAAGGAAAAACTTCGTATTAAAGGCTACGCCCGGTATATGGACGATGGATATGCCATTCATGAGGACATTGATTTTCTCAGAACCGAAGGAATGTTTGGGCTGGAAGAGATGACCCGGAAGTTAGGTCTGTGGCTGAATTGGAAGAAAACACGGGTTATCCCGCTGGCTGATTTCTACCGGTGGTTGAAGACCAAGTTTATCCTTACCCCGAGCGGCAAGGTTGTCTTGAAGATGAACCCTGACTCTACCAAGATCATTCGGCGTAAGCTGCGAACCTTTCATGGAAAGTGGGAAAGAGGTGAGATGACGGTTGCGGACATTCGGAGTTCCGTAGAGAGTTATCACGGGCACATGAAGCGAGGAAACAGTTTTAAGGTGCGAGAGAACACCAATCAGTATTTCAAATCCATGTTCGGCTTCTATCCGAACAAGAAAGGCTGGGAAAGAAATGTATCGAATTCTCAAAGATGGAACACCTCTGGCAACGGTGACAACCCCTGTGTGGGTCAAAATGCAGAACAACGGGTGCTACGGCCTATGCACAGAGGAACAGGCACACGGCATTGTGATCGAGGGGTCTGTGTACCACATTGAGGGTAGGAGCGAACTGGAAGGGAAAGAAACCGTGAGCGTGACCACGATCAGCGAGGTTGCCTACCAGAAGGAGCAGGAGGCCATTCTTAAAGGCAAGGCGGAACAAGCCGATGTGGACGCTATTGCGGCGGCTATCGAGAGGGGGTTATCTCTGTGAACGAGAAAATGTTGAACGCTCTGTCCAGTGCAATTTATATGTCCCGGCTCATGCTGGAAGGGAAACAGGTCGAGGACGATGACCAGAAGATCAGGGCTTCCGGGCTGTACCTCGATTGGGTGAAGGGAAATCACACTGTCGGGGAAATCTTCAACACTCATGCCGGGGACGGCCTTGGCTCCGAATGGGAGCAGACCTGGGAATGTTTTCAGGCTTACGACAACTCTGTTTACCCGGACATTGTTCCCGGAAATGCCGCATGGTACACCTTCAACCGGCCTCTGCATGGCAAAAGCCCTGACACGGCCCGTCCCTATGTTCCTGTCCAGGGCGCACATGATATGTACCGCCAGGGAGAATTCACGGTGTGGACAGACGGTGAAACCTACGAGTGCATTGACCCCAATGGGACAGCTTATAGTCCCGGAGATTACGCCGCAGCTTGGCAGAAGTGGGAGGGCTGATAATGGAGGCTATCATTGTCGCACTTGTTTCTGGTGGGATTACTCTGGTGGGAGTCTTGATCGCCAACAGTAAAACTCAGGCCGTTATGGACACCAAACTGGAAGAGTTGACCCGTGAAGTCCGGGAACACAACAATTTTGCCAAGCGAATGCCCGTGGTGGAGGAACAAATTAAGGTCATCAATCACCGGATTTCTGACTTAGAAGAGTTCCACAAGCCCGATTGACTGAAATAATTTAGTGTACCCACAAAACAAATTTAGTGCATTTTGGTGAGTTTGGTGATAAATCTAAGGCTTTTGCAGTAAAGTCCTCTATATATTGCGTTCTATAAGGGAGTTTATACACGAAAAATGAAAAATGGGCGGTAAAATCGCCCTCAATCCCTTGTGGCACAATGGTTTGCAGTAGTGGCGGATTTATCACTAAATTCTTCACCAAACAAGAAAGGAGAACATTATGGAAAACATCATCAAGCGTCTGTCCACTCTGCTGTCCGTCAAGAGTCTGGTGACACTGGCTCTTACCGCTGTGTTTGCGTACATGGCGTGTACCAATCAGATCAGTCAGGACTTCATGACCATCTATGCGGTCATCATTGCGTTCTATTTCGGTACTCAGAGCCAGCGTACACAAGACCTGATGGACAGTGCCGGTAAGGAGGAATAAGCCATGATGAAAGCAAGTGAACTGGTCAACAAGGCCATTGACATTGCGAAGAACTACAAAACGCTGTATGTCATGGGGTGCTTCGGTGCCCCCATGACTGCGGCCAATAAGAAGCGGTACACCACCAATCACTCTTACAATAAAGCTGCGGCTCGGGTGAAGATGATTAACGCCGCTTCTGAGGACACCTTTGGATTTGACTGTGTGTGTCTTATCAAGGGTATCTTGTGGGGCTGGGATGGCGATAAGAACGCTACCTATGGCGGTGCCAAGTATGCCTCCAACAATGTTCCTGACATTGGGGCAGACAGAATGATTAAGAAGTGCCCTGACGCTTCTACTACCGGCTGGGACAGCATGGAAGTCGGAGAAGTGGTGTGGACTACCGGCCATATTGGTATCTACATCGGTGACGGTCTGGCTGTCGAGTGTACGCCCAAGTGGAAGAACTGTGTGCAGATCACCGCTGTTGCCAATATCGGCTCCAAGAGCGGCTATAACGCTCGGACATGGAAGAAGCATGGTCATATCCCCTATGTGGAATACAGCGGCCAGACGGAGGCTCCTGTGCCCGAGAAGGACACTCCTTCCTTTCCCGCTTCCGGTAAGGAGGTCAAGGCTTCCGGTGTGGCGAAGTCTTTTGATAAGTCTATCGCCGGAACCTATACGGTCACCGCTTCCAGTGGCTTGAATGTTCGTGACGCAGCTGGCACCGGGAATAAGGTGCTGGTCAGTATTCCCAAGGGGACAAGCGTGAAGAACTATGGCTATTATACCGAGGTCGGCGGTGTCAAGTGGCTCTATGTGCAGTTCACCTATAAGGGTATCACCTATACCGGTTTCTGTTCTGCGGCCTATTTGAAGAAGTGAGGTTGATACCATGAGCGGCAGACGAACGACACGGAAGAAGAAAATGAAGACTCGGACGAAATTTACAATCTTCTCCATGTTCAATCTTTTTTGGTACACCGTGGCGGTGCTGGTTGCTAATTTTCTCGACCACACGGTTGCCCCAGAATTGACCGTGGCATGGTTTTCCGCTTGGACGGTGGAACTGGCTCTGCTGTTCGGTATCAAGGTGAAAGACCAATCTTCGGATGACGCTGTGGGGTGATAGTGTGCAAGTTCTGAAAGAGGTCACATTGGACAAGCTGATAAACCTCTACACCGGCATTGTGGTTCATGATAAGAAGCAACTCATTGAGTGGGACGATCATCGGAAGACTCCGCTTTATGAATTGAAACAGAGAACCTTGGCCCAAGATACCATGATACTCGGTGCCTTGCGCTGTGCCAGAGAGAACGGGTTTACCGGCGAAGAGTAAAAAATCCACCCTCTACCATTACGGTAGGGGGTGAATTTTTGTTTGAACACAAATCGTTCCCCACACAATGTAGGGTTCGGATATGCGCTCAATGGTACACTCAGACTCCCCAAAATCGAACCCTGTCGCTTCTTCGGCGGCGGGGTTCTTTTCTACCCGGAAAGTCTTGGTTTTGCAAGAGGTTAGGTTATATGCGGTAGTGATTTTATACCCGTCAGGTTCGTCCCACACTGTAACAGAGTTGACGAGCAAATCAATGAGCCGTCTGCGGAAGTTTTCGTCTTCGATGTTCCCGTATTTGAACTGACTCAACCAGAATACGATTTGGTCACGGTCAATTCGGTAGACGAATTTTTCCTCAGCTTTGATCTCTTTGTTGAGGGTTTTCTTTTCATGTTCGAGCTGGACAAGGCGGTTCATCAATGTTTCAGAAGCAATACCCTTTTCGATGGCGGCGGTGATATTTGTGATTGACTTTTCGACCTCCGATAACTGAGCGGTCAACTGCGGAATGTGCGTGTCGTTTATTAAATCCTGTTCACTCTGCCGGATTGCCATGTCTGCGATTTCATCAATGAGCTGATCGGTCAAAAGGTTGAGAGCGTCACGGGCTACTATCCCTTCGATGTAATCTTTTTTCAAAGGCCGCTTATCACACCCAAGTTTTCTCTTTTTCGTGTAGCAGGAATAGTAGTGGTAGACCTTGCCGTGCCTACCGGCTCCGCTTTCACCGTTCATAGAAGCCCCACAATGACCGCAGAACAGCTTTCCAGACAAGAGGTAATCTACCTTAGCCTTGCCCCTTGCTGGGGCTGTGGCGGTCTTAGAAAGCCGCCGCTGTACCGTTTCAAACAGCTCCTTGTCAATGATGGCGGGAATACCATTTTCAATGACAATATCTTTGTAGGTGTAAGTGCCGATGTAGCGAGTATTACGGAACATGGCCTTAAAGCTGCTACGGTTGAACTCTGTGTTTTTAGCAGTCTTATATCCGGCAGAGTTAAACTTTCGGCAAATGTCAGCTACGCTTTCGCCGTTGGCGTAAAGAGAGAACGCTTCTTGAACGATGTGAGCGGTGTCAGGGTCAACGACCAGCTTATGATTTTCCACTTTGTATCCGAGGGGGATATGACCGCCTACGCTGTGGCACTTCAAGGCAGACTCACGCATACCTCTCGTGACCTTCTGTGACAGCTCGGCAGAGAAAAACTCAGCCATACCCTCTAACACAGATTCCAAGATGATACTCTCAGGGCTGTCGGTGAGGTGTTCTGTGGCGGAGAGGACTTTCACGCCGTTCTTCCGCAGACGCATTTTCATAATCGCACTGTCATTTCGGTTACGAGCAAAACGGTCGAGCTTCCAGACGATGACATATTCCCAATTCTGCTTTGCACTATCCGAAATCATTTCCATGAGGTGAACCCGCTTTTCCACATCTTTACGAGCGGTCGTTGCTCGATCAACATAGATTGCCACAATGCGGTAGTGATTTTCTTTGCAGAAGGTACGGCAGTCACGAAGCTGCCCTTCAATGGATTGGTCACTTTGGCCTGTGGAGCTATACCGAAGGTAGATAGCAACATTTTGATCTCCATTGTAGAGTGTATATGGGTCTTCCTGAAATTGAGAGATTTCTTCCTCTGTCAGACAGGAGAGGTCGATTGGAAATTTTTTCATGCAAATCTCCTTTTTAACTCCATGACTCTACCGACAAAGCGCAATCGTCCAATTTCAACACCACCAAAAACACGGGGAGGATAGTGTGGATTAAAAGAGCGAAGGGTCACAGTATCTTCATCAATACTGATTTTCTTAACAAATCCTTCTTCGTCATCAACAATGACAACCATAAGAGTATCTGTTTCAGGAGGTGTGTCCTTTTTAACCAGCACTAAATCGTGATCGTCTAAGACTGGCGACATACTATCTCCGTCCACTTGCAACCAGAAACAATCGTCACAGTCATATTCGGGGTCAACCTGTTCATATCCCAATGCTTCTTGCTGAGCGATGACACCTTTTCCTGCGGACGCATGACCGAAAATAGGTCGTTTGCAATTTTTTTCATAAGGTTCTGTGGTTAAACCAACAGAGGACAAGTGAAAGAGAGGGTCGTCAGTTTCGCCTTTCAAATACTCAGCCGTTGTTCCAAGATTGATAGCGAGAGTTTTCAAATCTTCATCTGAAATCATGCGGTCAGGCTTTTTATCTACATCATTCAAATAATACTTGGGACGGTCGATAAGTTTGCAAATATAGGTGACGCTTTTCCCTTGTTGTTTGGCTAAATCTCTAATACGGCTTGTATTCATAAATACCTCCTTCAAAAAAATCCTACTTTTTTAGGATTTTCTATTGACAATCCTACAAAGGTAGGATATACTTTGGATTGTGAACAAGAGATTTTGACAACAAAAACCCGACCCCCGAAAGGTTTTCTTTTTTCGGCGGTTGCTGTGGTCAATGGTTTAATTGTCTGGCAAGTAAATTGTACCATTACGCCCACTGGTTGTCAATAAATATTGTTCTCAATTCAAAGAAAGGAGAGGTTTTGTGAAAGAGCGTGAGAAAATTCGCTATCGCCTGAGCATCAATCACCTGTCGTTTGCATGGCTGATTGATATGCTCCGAAAGCGGGGTATTGAAACGAACGGCCCTGTCCTGAGTGCAATTCTCGCAGGGACTCGTAACGGCCCTTCTGTGGACAAGATCATCGCTGAGTCTATCGACATTCTGGACTGGTACGAGCGGCAGATCGGCGGTGTGTCATGAGCGACAGTGCATTTGCCCCGGAAGTGCGAGGACAGGCCAAAGCGTTCAGCTCACTCCTTGCTCGATCTGTCCGAGAGTTTTTCAAGGACGAAACGAACCGCAAGCAGTTCGAGAGCTGGTACGAGCAGAAGTACGGAACACCGTATCAATGGAAACCTATGGTTTGGAGGAACAGATAATGAAAAAGGTATTTGGAGTGTTGGCATTTCTTTCGTTTTTCTACCTGTTGGGTGTAGTTGGTGCGGTGGAGCAAGACACGATGGCTCTCGGCGCAGGCATGGTTCATATGGGTATCGGCCTTGGCTGCTTCTGGTTGTTCTGTGAGCTGTCTGGTGCGTTTTATCCCGCCCCGCCGAGAAAAAGAAAGAGCCGCTGACGGAACTGGTACTTCCATCAACGGCAAGCGTAAAAGCTCAATCTGATTATATCAGAACCTATCATTTTGTAAAGGAGAACTTTATGAATAGCACGATTGCGAAACTCGCAGACGAGTTCGAGAAGATGGAGAAAACCATCGCTTCTCAGAAGAAGATAATCGAAACCCTTATGCCTACGGGCTATGTGGATACCGATACCGTCAAACTTCACCTTAATTCTGTGTATGGTGTCATGTTCGGCGGTCGCCCTTCCCCGAAGCGCTGTAAGTTGGAGGACTGTTCTTGGGACGAGATCAATATATATTCCTCCTTCGGTCTTGCTGACAAGATGTTCGAGGTCGGTGACACCAAGAAATTCCGTCTGGCTGATGGCTCCTACCTGACTGCCCGTATCATCGGGTTCAACCATGACTACGCTGAGGACGGCAGTCTGACCCACATCACCTTTGAAACCGTTGAAACCCTTGACGGTGACATTCCCATGAATGAGAAGTTCACCAACGAGGGCGGTTGGGACGCTTCC